CGCAGCACAAGATCAAATTAGAATTTCAAGCACCGGACGCAAAATTGTTGTTCGGGATTGCTACTTTGAATACGCTGGATCTGGTTATGCAGTAAATTGGATAAGAGAAAATGATCCGACTGACAAAACTTTTAACTTGGTGTTTGAAGGTAACTTTGTAAGTTGTGCAAGCAGCGCCGATGCCATTGTTTACGCTAATAACGCATCACCAAATCCGCAAACTGCAAGCATCACAATTTCAAATATTAACTGTCAAAATACGGGAAGTGCTACAGAGTTTTTGAAACAAACTGGCGCTACATCAATGTCAGTTGTGTTTTTAAACAAAATTACATATACCGCTGCAAGTGGTGGAACATCATTGCCACCTAGTTTGTCAACGGCAGCTCGCTATGAAGAAACAATGGAAAACGTGCCGATTGGCACAGCCGTTCCAAATTCAGCAGTATTTACTCAACAATATTTAAAACAATCAAATTCTATTTATGCCTATGACACGCAAGAAATTGTAAATTACAAAACAAACGTTACGGATGGCGTTGCGTTTAACATATTCCAATTTGCGAAATTTGGTTCAGGCGGGGCATCTTCAGACAATTATGTTTCTTGTGGCGGTATGTTAGAGATTAGTTATTGTGCAAGAAACTCAGCCGCTGGAACTGCAAGAGTTGCAACCGAACGCATACCTATAAATCTTGGATCGGTAGCCGCCGGTAACATTGCTTTGGCAACTGGAACGCCAGTTATCATTGCCGCTGTTGCGGGTACTAACTGCACTATTGCGTTGTCATTAAGTTCCACAAGTTCAACATCAGCAACGCTGGCTTGCTCATTGACTATTGCATCAGGAACATTGGCAGAAAATGACTTGACGTTTAAATTAAACGTGTCAAATGCTGCTGATTCAAATAGCCGCATTATGGCAATTACTGCGGTGTAAGGAAAATTATGGCGCAAACTGGTTACACCCCAATTTTAATTTACAGCAGCAGCACCGCTGCGGCTGCGCCTGCGGCTGGAAGTTTAACTAATAGCACGTTGGGGTCAGAGCTTGCTATCAACATTACCGATGGCAAGTTGTTTTACAAAGACAACGCCAACGCAATTCAGGTCATCGGGTGGAAAGTTGTTCCGACAACTGCTGGCGGCACCGGCCTGACATCGTATGCGCAAGGCGATCTGCTGTATTACAACAGCGGCACGACTTTAACTGCGCTACCCAAAAATACATCGGCGACTCGTTACCTGTCCAACACCGGCAGCAGCAACAATCCAGCTTGGGCGCAAGTTGATTTAACTAATGGCGTGACGGGAACGTTGCCAGTTGCTAACGGTGGCACGGGTACAGCTACAGCTTTTACCGCTGGATCGGTAATTTTTGCTGGCGCATCGGGGGTCTACAGCCAAGATAACGCCAACTTTTTTTGGGATGACACTAACAATCGTTTGGGGATTGGAACAACCACAATCAATGCTGACGGAATTGAAATAAGCAAATTAGTCGGTAGAGCGTCACCAGTTCCGGCTGAATTGCGATTAACGTCAAAAGATGATGGAACAGGTTGGTCTACCACTTTACCGTGGGCAAGATTAACTTTTTACGATAGTGATACGTCACTTGGCGGCCCAAAACTCGCAGCAAGCATCGAAACAATTATGGATGTGAGTGCGGGGGGCTACTCATCGGTATATATCAAAACGCAAGATACGTCGGCTTCACCTTATGCGTTAAAAACAGCCGTAAAAATTGATGGCGCACAAAACGTAACTGTTAGTAACGGCAACTTAGTTATAGGCACATCCGGCAAAGGCATCGACTTTTCTGCTACGGCTGGAACTGGCACTAGCGAATTGTTGGCCGACTATGAAGAAGGTGATTGGACTCCAACAATTACAGGTAGTAGTAGTTCAGGGGCCACCTATGTCAAACAAGTCGGTCGTTATACAAAAATTGGTCGTCAAGTAACTGTAATTGTAGATGTTGAAGCAAGCGCAGTAACCGCAACAGGAAGTATGCGAATAGGTGGTTTGCCATTTACGATTGCCTCTGGCGATCCTCAATCGGTTGGTAGTTGCATGACTAATAATTTAAATTGGTCTGGTGGATCGATGCTTACATTGTTTGCACCTGCCGGTTCGGATTATTTAAATTTGTATGGAAGTAGTGATGATGCAGCATTTACGCAACAATTATGTGTAAATGAATCTCAAAGAATTTTAGGCACAATAACTTACTTTGTGTAAGTTGTAATTAATTTGTAAAGGACGTTTTATGTCTTTAACCAAAGTAACTTATTCAATGATTAATGGGGCAGTTTTAAATGTCCTAGATTATGGTGCCGATCCAACTGGCAACACAGACAGCGCAGCGGCAATTCAAGCTGCAATTGATGCTGCCGGAACAAATAGCCCAACTGGAGGCGCTGTTTACATTCCAACAGGATATTTTCGTTGTGAATCACAACTAGCCGTGCCTTATCAGGGTGTTCAAATTTATGGCGATGGGCGATATGGTTCTCGTATTCATGCCGTGCATACTGATCCAGCAATTATCAACTTAAAGGGCGGCGTTCATTGCACCCTAAACGGATTGCAATTGACTTCAGACAGCACAACTTATCCGGATACTGGCATTTTGCTTGGCCGATCTAGTGCAAATGGCGCTGGATTTCATGAAATTACCAACATAACAATGGAAATTTATGTTGGCGAAGCAGGAATTTACAGTATTGCGTCAGAAGAAAATTTGTTTAGCAATATTTGGGTTCGTATGTTTGCCGGTAAATACGGTTTTTATACCGCCGCATCAGACATTTTAAGCATAGATAGCTTGACTGCATCAACAAACACCGTCAACAAAGTTGAAAGATTAACGGTTTATTTTGATTCGTTGCCTTTTGTGAGTGGCGCAACACCTTTATACATTGATTTAGGTAACACAAAACTCTGGAATTTTGATTCGTGTTATTTAACACTTAATGGCAACTATTACATAGTTTTTAATGCTGATACTGATGCCGATGCACAATTGGTGTTTACCAACACAAATGGCGAACCTAACGGCGTTGCTATAAATTATGGCGGCGTTCAGTTTAAAAGTAATAACGCAACAGCAAAAACCATATCGCGCATTCAATTTTCTGACACAACTTTTGACTTAATTGCAGCGGGACGTAAATCAGTATCGGTTGAAAGCGGATCAGGAATTACACTTAATAAATTTAAATATGAAGATTATCGAACTGGCGGCGCTGCTGGCGCACATAATCAAACTTATATTGGATTGATTGATAGTTTTGTTGGAACTGCCGAAGGCGAAATAGAAGTTACTGAAAAATGTTGGAATAACACAATCATCGCCGACATTCGCAATAACATTGTTCGCGCTACATCGGCAACGCCAGCCGATATTTCTGGCAACACAATTACGCAGTATTCATACATTGGAATGCCAAATCAAGGAACAACCACGCAAACGTCTAGTACAGGCCCAATGGTGGTTATTCCCAAACCGGGCGGCGGCGCTATGCCGTTACAGAAATCCGTAGATGATGCGGAAATTATGCCTAGTAATGTTGTTTTTACCAATACTGGCGATACTGGCGCAGCTAACTATGAACTGCCAAAAGCGACTTTGGGAAATCGCGTCATGTTTGTAAAAATTGCTCAACAAAATATTCGCTTGGGCGTAAAAACTTCTTCTGGTGATTTAATTTATAACACATCGTCAAGTGGATTTACTTTTTTGAAAAATACAGCTGCGGCACCTGAAGGATATGTATTTATGGAATTGTTATGCGTTACGCCGGGAAGTTGGATGCCAATTGGCAGCAGCGGCACATGGACATTTACCAACACTCCATAAGGAAAAAATATGAGTTTAACAAAAAAAATTTTAGTTGATTACATTGAAATTGTTGAAAACGGCAATGTTCAAGTACGCACTAAGACCGCCATTATGGAAGATGGACAAGAAATTAGCGGTACATTCCATCGCCATGTTGTAGCGCCGGGTGATGATTACAGCGGCGAAGATGCGCGAGTGCAAGCAATCTGCGCTGCGGTGCATACGCCAGAAGTCATCGCCGCTTATCAAGCTAGCCGCGCCGAGCCAATAAATGAAGCTGGCTGACATCCTAGCCTTTGCGGTCAACCCGCTTCGCAATGTGCCTGCGGACAAGCAGGGGCATTTTATTATTGGGCTGATCGCTTATATGGCGTTCCACTTTGCTGGGGTTGCGGTCGGTTTAGGTGTTGTGGCAGTTTTGGCGGTAGGCAAAGAAATACACGATTGGTTTCACCGCGACCGGCACACGCCAGACGTATGGGATGCGGTAGCGACGATGGCCGGTGGTGTTGCTGGCTATATCTGCGGTTTGTAAAGGACAATTATGACTACGCCCTATGACATCATCACCCGCGCCATGAAGGACATCGGCGCGTTGGCCGCAGGGGAAAACCCGACTGCCGCTGAAGCGCAGGACGGGCTAGACCTGCTAAACGATATGCTGGCGCAATGGTCAAACGAAAACATGATGGTGTTCTACCGCACCGAAATCGTGTTTCCTTGCGTTCAGAATCAGGTGCAATACACCATCGGCCCGTCGGGTAATGTGTCGGCTAGGTTCGTCGGGTCTATTTCAGGCACGACCCTGACTGTACCCAACGATGGGGTGACAAAGGGCGCAATTACCATCGGGATGACCCTAACGGGCAACGGTGTCCTGTCTGGCACCACGATTGTGGGGTTTGGAACTGGCGCGGGCGGCAACGTCAATGAGGGCGGCACTTATACCGTCAGCCGGGCGCATACCACGCCGGTGGTGAACCAGATTATTGATTCGTTCTATCAGCGCCCCTTGACGATTGAAAGTGCATTTGTACGCGTCAATACGACTTCAAACGGTGTGCCGATTTATGGCGGCGGTCTGGATTATCCGATCACGATTCTGAGCCTTGAGGAATACGAATCTATCGGCTTGAAAACCTTAAACGGCCCGTGGCCGAAGGCGCTGTATTACCAGCCATCCGAGTTGCTGGGAACGATCTACCTGTGGCCTAACCCGTCGCAAGGCGAGATGCACTTGTTTACCCAGACCATATTCCGGGAGTTTGGCGACCTGTACGGCGATATGCAGTTCCCACAGGGCTATAACATGGCATTGCGCTGGTGCTTGGCCGAGCGCATGATGCCGATGTACGGCAAGATTAACCAGATTCAGGTCAGCCAGATCACGGCTTATGCTGCGCAGGCAAAGGCCACGATTAAGCGCACCAACATGAAGCCGCCACAGGTCAGCAAGTATCCAGACGTATTGATGACCGGCAGGCCAAAGGATGCCGCTTTTATCCTCGATGGAGGCTTCAACTAGGTTTTATAAATGTTGTAGAATGGTGGCTTTCAAAGGAGGCCACCATGAACGCAGGCAGACCAGCAAACACGCCAGAAGTATTGTGGAGCAAAGTTGATGTACGAGAACCAGATGAGTGTTGGCCGTGGAAAGGACACCTTACAAAGTCGGGTTATGGTCGAACTTGGATTAATGATGTTGCTTATTACGCTCATCGTGTCATTTATAACTTGGCAAAACCCGGTGAAATTGAGTTAAGAGCGCCAGCAAATAAAAAGGCGCACGGATTTTTGATGCACACCTGCGACAACCGAATTTGCTGCAATCCAGCACATTTGCGAGTTGCAGATATAAAAACAAACAACGAAGATTGCGTAAGAAAAGGTCGCAGAATTTTGCCGAGGGGCGAAGATCATCATAGGTCGGTTTTTACAAATGATGAAATTCGACAAGTATTGGAAATGAGGCAACTAGGACATTCAGCAAGGCAAATAGCCATGAATTTGAATAAAAAACGTGCAACCATTGAATCTTTGCTTCGTCGTACTAGATTGCGCGAAGGAAATTAACTATGGATTTTGGCTTCGTCGGCGCTTCTTATACTACTCGGTCGATCTACCAGAACGATTCCGAGTGCATTAACTTTTACCCAGAGATTGACCCGACCAAGCAGCCGGGGGAGCGCGGTATTGTCGCGCTGTACCCAACGCCCGGCTTAGTGACCGAAATCACGTTCCCGATTCCTGCTGAAGTGCGCGGGATGAGGGCGCTATCTGGCTTGCAATATGCCATCGCGGTCTGCGGCAATCGGGTCTATCGGATTGACACCAGCCTTGCCTATATCCAAGTCGGGACACTAACCACCAGCTCTGGCCCCGTGTCGATTACCGACAACGTGATGACCACGCAAGGGCTGACCGCTTATCTGGTCGATGGGGTCAATAGGTATTACTACGTCGTGGCGACCAACACGTTTGTGACCTTGCCACCGTCGGATGGTGACTGGCAGGGCGCAAATACCGTCGATACGGTGGATAACTATGTGGCCTACAACGAGCCTGGAACGCAAAACTGGGCTGTGACTGACTTGGGGTCGCCGCTATCCACCACGGGGCTGTACGGGGCTAAGGATGGGTCGCCAGATAAGCTGGTGGCGCTGATTATCGACCACCGTCAGGTTTATCTAATGGGTGAGGTCACGACCGAAGTCTGGATCGATGTCGGCAGTCAGATACCCAACATCATCACGTTCCCGTTTCAGCGGGTATCTGGCACCAGCTCACAGAATGGCTGCGGTGCGCCGTTTTCGATTGTCCGCTTTGCTGAAACGTTCATGTTTTTGGCGCGGGATACGCTGGGAACCGCGACGATTGGCATGATGAAGGGCTATGAGTTTCAGCGCTTATCGACCCACGCAGTCGAGAATAGTCTGGTCGGGCAGGTTGTCGAGGACGCAAGGGCTTGGTCGTTTCAGATTGAAGGCCATGAGTTTTACGTTATTAATTTCCCGTCAATTGACCTGACATGGGCTTATGACCTAGCGACCGGCCAATGGATCAAATGGCTGTGGTGGGATGCGCCAAATGCTGTGTATAAACGCCACCGCGCCCAATGCGGCATTGCGTTTGCAAATAAGAACTTAGTAGGCGATTACGAAAACGGCAAGATTTACAGCCTCGACTTTGACGCTTACACCGACGCTGGCAACCCAATCCGCAGGCTGCGCAGAGCGCCGCACCTGACCACGGATTTGCAGCGGCAGTATTTCGAGGAATTCCAGATTCAGTTTCAGCCCGGTGTTGGCCTGACCAACGGGCAGGGGCAAGACCCACAGGCCATGCTGCGCTGGTCAAATGATGGCGGCAGCACTTGGTCAAACGAGCATTGGGTCAGCATGGGTCGTGAGGGCAATTACGTCAACCGTGCGATTTGGCGGCGGTTGGGCTGGTCGCGGGATCGGATTTTTGAAGTGGCAATTACCGACCCGGTAAAGGCTGTAATTGTGTCGGCGAATCTGAAGGCATCGGCAGGCGATAACTAATGGTCGCGCTTACCAATATTCGGTTCCCGACCAGCCCGTTTATTGAACCGGCCACAGGCCGACCATCGCGTGAGTGGATTATTTGGCTGCAAAACCCGAACGTAGTCAGCAGCACCGTGGAATACCAGATTATTAACGGTGGCGAGATTAACAACACGGTCATCGGCAACATTACGCCAGCGGCAGGCACTTTTACTTTGCTGACCGCTTTGAATGGCATCGGTGGGGGTACGTTTTGAACGTCAGGCCAGCCACCGTCGCCGACTTGGATGCTTATGTGGAACTGTTATCAGACTTTCACGAAGCATCGCCGATGAAAGGTGTGGCTGATTACGATGTAGCGGGAATTCGTGCTTTTTTGACCGCTTCATTAGAAAATGCCAACATTTTGTTATTGGTTGGTGAGCTGGATGGCAAGATTGTCGGCGTAACATCATGTTTGCTGTATCCGCTGTATTTCAGTCCGAATTACCATGTTGCGCAAGAATTGTGGTGGTGGCTTACACCAGAGGCGCGAGGTAGCGGAATCGGTCAGGCAATGTTCAAAAACATTGAAAATTGGGCAAGGTTAAAAAACGCAAGGGCGCTGTTTATGATTGCATTAGAAGATGAACGCGCAGCAGCGATGGAAAAAGTTTATTGTCGGGCTGGTTTTAGACCGCTTGAACGGACGTTCATTAAGGAGTTGACATAATGGCAATCGGAACTGGAACCGCTTTATTGCTAGGGGCTGGCGCTGGTCTTATCGGATCAGGGATGCAAGCTGGCGCTGCCGAACGCGCTGGCGAAATGCAATCAGGGGCAGCGCGGTATGCAGCGGACATCCAAAAACAAATGTTCGATATTCAAAACGAACAACAAAAACCATATCGTGAAGCTGGCTATGGAGCGTTAACAAGAATTGGCGAATTACTGCCGGGGCTGACTGCGCCAATTAGCCGCGAAGAAATCTTAGGATTGCCGGGCTATCAGTTTGGTATAGAGCAAGGTACGGGCGCGGCGCGGCAAATGATGAACGTCGGCGGCGGTGGATCAAACGTTGATCGCGCAGCCCAAAAGTTTGCTATTGATTACACCGTTGGCACGGCGATGCCACAGGTATTGGCGCAGCGGCAAAACATTTACAACACGCTGGCAGGCATTGCGGGCATCGGTCAAACCGCACAAGGGCAAACAACCAATTTAGCATCAAATGTTGCTGGCAATATTGGTCAAGCCGCAATTGGCGGCGCTTCTGCAATTGGCGCTGGCATGATCGGATCAGCTAACGCGCTGGCTGGTGGATTGGGTGGCATAGGAAACACGGCGATGATGTATTCGTTACTTAACAGACAGCCGCCAGTTAATAACTGGACAAGCTCATATTATTGATTAGCGTGAAAAGAGGAAGCAATAATGGCTGATCTATCTGTTACCCCTGTTGGCGCTGGCATAAAACCTGTGCCGGGCATGAGCCTTGCCGAAATGATGCAAATGGCAAGAGGTGCGCAAGAATATCAAGCGCAAGCAGAAATATTGCCCGAAAGCATTACGCAAGCAAAACAAAAAACGCAATCAGAAGCAAGTGATTTGCGTTTAAAAATGCAAAAAGAAAAAGAATATCAAACTTTAATTCAACAACTTGAACGCAACCCACGTTTGTTTCAAGACGAAAACGGTCGTTTTGACATCAACAAAGTTTACGAACAAATGCCGAAAATAGCGCCGCTATTAGGGCCGGAGTTGATTACAAAATATCAAGACTTAGCGAAATCACAGTCGGATGTTGATAAATCAATTACAAATTTAACACAAGAAAACCGTGAGATTGTTGGCCGTAGTTTGGTGGGTTTAGGTTTAGAAGGCAAAACAAAAAAACAAGATTTTACAAATGCATTTACTGATTTACAAACTCAGTTTCAAGGCAATAAGCCAATGCAAGCGGCTATTGCAAACATTAAAAATTATGTAGAAAAATTGCCGGAGGATGCAAACATAGGCCCAGCCGCCATTTCTTATGGCATGAGAATGTTGCCTGTTGACAAATTGAAAGAGTTTTTCCCGCAGCTAAAAACTATTAGCACCGATGCTGCTACGTTTGCTGGTGTTCAAACACAGCCAATCACGGGCGCAGCTCCAACCATGCAAGTTGGAGAAGCACCAATTGCTGTATCAATGGCAAGACCAAGCGATTTGGTTGAATTAACTTCACAAAAAGATATTCGAGGAATACCGCTTTTGTCTGTTAAAGATGCCAAAACTGGCATTCCTGCGTTTTATCCAATCGACCAAATACCGTCAAATGTAACGGTGCCAGCTAATGTAAGAGATGCCATCGGCAACATTCGTAGCCAAGCAGCGCCAGCCGCAGCGCCACCGGCTGCAACGAGAGCGCCGACTGCAACCGCTGGTCGTGAGCCAGCAAGCATTCAATTTATACCGCCTGGAGAAACTGTAGAAAGCCAAACCAATTACAGAAATCAAACTTTGCAATCGCGGGATCAGGTAGGACGCGCAAGGGAAGCGTTAGATAGTATCGCCAATATTCGTTATTCGTTGGATAAAGCGCTAACTGGTGATTACACCGGCGCTGCTGCTGCCGCCCAATCTGTGTTTGCCCAAATTACTAGCAGCAAAAAAGAAGAATATGCTGCTTCGATGCGGAATATTGTAAAGAAAGAATTGCAAGAGTTAGCAAACTTAAAAAGCGCTTTTAGAGGTACGCGATTTGCTGGTGAGGTTCAAAACGTTGTAGATTCATTAGCAACCGTAGAATCGAACCCAACAGCCATAGCAAAAGTTTTGAAATCTGTAGAAACTTTAGCAAACCACACAATTAATTATTCTAGCGGTTTAGATAAAGTGGTTATGCGTAACCCAAAAAATTATTTTGCCAAACCAGAATTTGATTCCAGAATGGCAGAAGCGTACGATCCTTTAGCTTTGGGATTAAAAATTGCCTATGATCGTGGTGGTAAAAAAGAAGTTGATAAATACACAAAAGAAAAAAATATTAATTTATCGCAACAACAAAAATTGTTGGGAAAATTAGAAAGATACAAAGCGCTGGTTGATGGCGATATGGACAAATATGACAGTTTGTTGTCGCAACAATCAAGACAAGGGCAAGCAAGATGAGCGATTTTGATATATCTGGCCTTCGGGAATCTTTAGGATTTGCGCCACCTAAAGCGCCATCAAAAACGGTTTCCAAATCACCATCAGATTTTGATGCTGATTTAAAAAGAACTGTTACGCCTGCTGACCAAGCAATATTGTTAAATAATGAACGCAACAAATTAAACGCTGCTTTGCAAAATGCAGGTTTATCTGTAACAGATCGCGCAAGATTACAAAAAGATTTAGAAGCATTGGATCGTGAAATTGGGCTGTTGCCAGCCAATGTAAGAAATATGCAGCCTGCAATTGTGGAACCACAAAGCGACTTTATGCTGGAAGGTTTGCGCGACGCGATGGTAGCGCCATCCACAGAAGTTGAAAAACCGGTTGCAGCATCGGCGGCAGCGCCAGCACCCGTTGTTAAAAAAATGTTTGAACCATCACCCGGCAGCGTAGGCAAAAAATTCGAACAAGCGGTCGAATCTATTCCCGGCGTTAAAGAAATCGGTGCTTTTGGCAACGTAGCTGCTGGTCAAGTATCAAAATCTATTGGCGCTGTACAACAATTAGTCGGGCAATACTTTCCCGGCCTTGATGAATCAACGCGCCAAGCAATTATGAGTAATGCGGAGCGAAACATCGGTTTGGCTGAAGCTGCTATGGCACCGGCCAAAAAAGAGTTTCCTAAAACCGCGATTGCTGGCGAGGTGGCTGGATACATTGCCAGCCCAGTTTCAAAGCTAATTCCCGGCATGGGGCCATCAACATCACTTGTTGGTGCTGGCGCAAAAGGTGGTGTGCAAGGCGGTTTGGCTGGCACGTTAATGGAACCAGTTACCGATAAAGAACAGCCATTTTTTACTGAAAAAGCAAAACAAGCAACAACGGGCGCTTTGTTTGGTGCTGGTGGCGGCGCGGTGTTTCAAGGGCTGTCAACGGCAGGCGGCAAAACCATTGACACAATTAGGCAAAAATTTGGCGGCTTAGTTCCTGATAATCAATTAAACCAACAAGCTGACGAAGTATTAAAAGCCGCTGGCATTACGGCAAACAATGTGCCAAAAGAATATTTTAAGGGTTTGCAAGATCAAGCAAAACTTGCGTTGCAGACTGGCGATGTAAAAGGTTTTCAAAAATTTGCGCGTAACTTTAGCGAAGCTGACGAATTGGGTATTCCCATGTTGCGTGGTCAATTAACTCGCGACCCAATGCAATATGCAGTAGAACAAAACATTGCAGGAATTAAAGGCGTTGGCGAACCTATTCAAACGGTTATGGCTGCACAAGTTCGTGCCATGCTTCAACGATTAGATGATTTTGGTGCGGCTAAAGGCACTTCAATTACTAATAGTGGATTTACGTTAAACAATGCATTAAATCAAGCTGACGAGATTGCATCTCAACGTGTTCGCGATGCTTATGCGGCATATCGTCAATCAACTGGACGTAACATAGACGTACCGTTGACAGGATTAGCACAAGATTATGCGCGAGTATTAAAAGATTATGGGAAAGAAAATATACCAAGCGGCGTAAGAAATAATTTAAATGAATTAGGTTTATTAAGCGGCAAGCAATTAAAAGTCACGACTATTGATGATGCTGAAAGATTAATTAAAGTAATTAATCAAGTATATGATCCAAGCAAACAAACTAAAGGCACTTTAAATGCTTTAGATGAATTACGTCGGTCATTAAATAATTCAATCAATCAAGCAGGTGCTAATTTACCCGGTCAAGCTGGAGCCGCAGCGCGTGAAGCTAGAAAAGCCGCGCAAGAACGATTTCAAACTATTGAAAGCATTCCAGCATTACGCGATGTAATACGAGGCAAAGAACCTGACAAGTTTGTGCAAAATCATATTTTGCAAGGCAACGTCAATCAAATTTCCAAGATGCGGGATTACCTGCAAACTAATAATCCTGAAGCGTTGGCGCAAGTGCAAAGCGATATTATTAAGCACATTAAAAATCGCGTAACTGGAAACATTAGCGATGAAAATGCCAAGTTTAGCCAAGCTGGATTAAAAGAATTTTTATCTGGCCCAATGGGTGACAGGGTAAAAAACTTTCTCACTCCGGAACAATTCAACAATCTAAACAAGCTAAATCGCGTTGCAGAAAACGCATTTGTTGAGCCTGTTGGTGCAAGAGTGAACCGAAGCAACACGGCATCGGCGGCTGCAAATTTGGTTAAAAGCACCGTTCAAACTGGCGAAATTAATAATTTGCTTTCGTCAATTGCTGGCTTGCAATGGCCGCTAGTTACAGGTGCGGCACGGTATGCGCAAGAAAGAATTCAAGGCGCAAAAGCGCGGGGTATGCTGCGCGAAGCATTAGAACCTACACAACCACGCGCACCGCAAACAACGATACCATTATCGCAAATCGTTAAACCCGGTGTTGCTGGTGCTGGTGCTGGTCGTGGTTACGTTGAACAAAGAAATCTTGAAATGGAGAATCGGTAAAAATGCAACCGGACATTGATCCAGTCCGTTACGGCGTTTTGTGGCAAAAGGTTCAGGACTACGAACGCCGGTTTGACGTAATGGACAAGAAAATGGACAAGATGGAAAACCAGCTCGAACACTTGGTGGCTTTAGCCAATCAAGGGCGCGGCGGGTTCTGGGTCGGTATGTCTATCGTTTCGGCAGCATCGGCAGCGGCAGGCTATGTCATGTCGTTTTTTGGTAAACATTGAAAGGGATCGCCATGAAAGCCTATATTCTTGATCGCGCAAGAGAGCCATCCACATGGCGCGGCATTACCCTGCTGTTGACTGCGTTGGGCGTACCGTTGGCACCAGCCTTGTCCGAGGCGATTGTCAGCGCTGGGCTGGCTGTGGCGGGTCTGATCGGGGTTGTGACTAAGGGATGACATTAAAGCTATCGTCACGTTCGGTCAAGATGTTGACCGGCGTTAATCCGCAGTTGGTCGATGTCGTTCAATACGCTATTACCGTCACCAAAGTCGATTTCGCAGTCATTGAGGGTGTTCGCACGATGGCAC